CAATACCTGCTGGAAGATGTTTCTTATGGAACATGATATCCTTCACAAGTGTCGACTTACCCGTGTTACGTTTTCCGATAAACACACAAACCCTGTCGTCTGTAATCGTAGCAGGGTTGAATTTCCTCAACTGGAGATTCATTCTATTGTACTAGGTCGTTTTTTTTAGCAATATTTTACTCATCTCCAATACTAAAGATGAATATACAGACAGGTTTTGGTGAATCCCATATGGCAGAGGAGTACATCAAAAGTATGACAGACATCATGCTCCCTGTTATGGAACAGGCTGTGCTTCTCGCGGGTGAATATTGCAAAGCTTGTGGAAGAGACGTGATTCTCCCAGAAGACATGGAATACGCGATGAAGTATTGTGCGATGTATACTGTGGGCCAGCAGATTGGTACAATGTTTCCTGAAATTTATGAGGGTGAGGACGAAGATGAGGATATCGAGGACGTACCCCAAGAAGATTGCCCCCCTTTTGTTAAATATACAGGAGATGACGCCCGCTTCATCCAGGTGAATGAAGCTACTGAACGATGGGACTCGTGGATACCACAAAGTCCGATAGAACAGATGTTAAAAAATGCTATTAATAGTAATGAGTAGCTCTGAACCAGAACCATGGTCATTCACAAACGATTCATTTAAAAAGTATGATTCGGACACCAGTTCTAGTTATGATTCATCAGACGATGAACAGCTTTTCTCTAAAACAAAATCAATCAAAACCAAAAAATTTAAGAAACATGTCGAAAAGGAGAGACTGTCTTTCGAATAATTTTCCTTGAGTATAGTATACCAATCACCATGTCCGCTGCTGCCATGAAAACTGTTGACCTCGTTACTCAGGAACTTCAATCTCAAACCCTTAACTCCATCGTTGGTGGTTTCTCTTTCGCCGCCGCTATGGCGTGGATGGATTTCGTCCGCTGGATTATCACCCAGGTTGTTAAGGTACCCAAGAATGGTGGTTCCCAGTACGCCCTCACTGCTCTCCTGACCACCCTACTCTCCATCATTGTCTACATGCTCATTTCCCGTATCAACGGCCGTGTCAAGAAGCCCGCTCAGCCCGTCTTCGCGATCACTCGCTAATCGGTTTGGGTCTACGCTTCATGAGCGTCATCAGGAGTAGTCCTACGACTACTATAGCAACAATATATGTATACTCTTTCTTCCATTCATAAATATCCGAAATGTCAGGGATATTTATATTTGGCTCCTCCTTTTCAACTTCCTCCGGAACTTTAGAAAGGGTTTCAAGATTATCAGTCGAGCATTTAATCTCAAATTTGAGGATATGTGCTTGATTAATAAATGGATATGGTGTGAGAACACCACTAGGATTTATATACAAAAATTCAATTCTAAGATCTTTGATAATCTTCTGTGGTCCTGAATGAAAACGGTATACAACTGGGTCATCTGATCCCCTGAACGATAATAAATTTCCACCATTAAGAAGGAGATGACCCGTATAATGTGGTGTACCTTTTTGGTTGCTATCCTTCGGTGTTCCAACATACACAGATTGATTAAACTCATCTGAACCCGAAGTTAACCTTAAAACCAATGAATTGGGGCGAACCCCTTCAATACCTGTAAAATTTGTTGGAATTTGAGCAGATACAAGACGTATTTCTTCCACATGATATATTGGGTTTCCTAGAGTGATGACGTAGTTATTCGCATCTGGGTACAGTGTTCTATCACGCTGATTACTATCGATAGAGAGGTTATGAACCTTCATTAAAATATAGGCACAATATTTTAATGATTGTTTTTGTCTGGGACGTACAAAATTATTGAGAGAGTGAATGCGCCAAGGGGTTGTTTTGGAGCTGACGCTTCGCGATGTCCAGGGAATTCGTGTTGGGGTTCGCATGACCCTTGTACGAATTGAATTGATGGTAAGGCTTCTGCTGGTATTGCTGAGTCCATCCACCATTGGCAGCATTGACGCGACCATCGATACGGGTGGTATCACTACGAACCGTCGTCAAGCGACCACCTTGCTTAAGGGCAGACTCACGAACATTCATACGGCCCGCGTTACCCATACGGTTCGCCTTACCACGACGGTCTTCTGGACGGAAACCATACTTCATGAGTTCCTCATTGGTCTTGGCGGTCACCTGAGCAGCAGCACTGTTCGTATAAGCACCGTGATGGCTGTGAATACCTGGGGCAGGTCGGTTGATGTAGTCGTACTGGGTTTCGTTACGGTCGCTCTTGAATCGAGTAGGGTCCTGAGAGATGGTCTGTGCAGATACAAACCTCTTCGCACCACTGAACCCTAGACCATCTTGGCGAAGGCCAGTCTCCGAGCGGTTAGTGGTACGTTTCGTCTTCTCATGCTCATTACGGGGAACGACACCAGTCATACCCTGTGCACGACCAGGGAGTGTAGGACGCCTAGAAGGGAGATGAGAAGTCGTCTCTGGTTTGTAATGAGTCAACTGACCAACCATAGCAGACCGACCACCTGTAATATCCATGGCGGGACCCGACCGACCCGGGAGGGTTGTGAGCTTATATTCACCGACATTCACTGGGTTGACACGGAACATCTGTTGATAACCACCAACTGCGGGTGTATCAGCACTTACACCCAAACCTGGACCAACCAACTGCTTTTCAATGGGGGAAAGGTTGTTCATACGACCCTGATCATACATTCGGTTTCGCATATTGAGAACTTCCTGACCACCACTTCTCTGCTGAATGGCGATATCGGCGAAACTCCCCATTTCCTTCTTGTTTACATATCGGGGAGGTGATTCAAAATTACTAGGTTCATAATTATCAGGAGTTTTGATTGTGGGTGTAGGTACATCCGGTTTAGTTTTAGAAGGTTCAGACTTATTACTGAGACTTCGACCAGCATATACGAGACCCGCAACAGCCATAAGCGAAATGGGATCAGCCATTCTTACTTCTTGTTAACATTTTTATTAACATACCTTTGCTGAAATAGACCATTTTGAACTTCGGCGCGGGTACTCATCGGTTCATATTTCATGGTACGCAGGGGAACCTTACACTCCATATTGTTGAGGGGGAAGAGCTTACGTTCATAAGTTTGGACAATGTTCTTGTTGAAGCGAGAAGTCGACTGGGGGCGGAGTTCATCACTGGTATTGATGTATTGGGAAGGAGAACCCTTACCAGCCATATACGGTGCTGTACCATACAACATGGTGTTGGGTCTGCAGCCACCACAGTTCAGGCCACTGGGCTGGGGGTAAACAAAAACTTCATCAGTCGCTTTTACTGGGGGGATGGCTCCCTTGTTTTGAACTCGGGAAAGGCCAGGTTGGAGCTGATACGCCATTTATTATTACATGAGAATATTAATCTACCTAACAGTTCCGCCGTGCATACCGGAACGCTTATCCCCATCTGAACCCAGGCCCGAGAACGCCTCGAGCTGAACACCACGAGCGTTGGGGTTACAGGATTTGGAATCACTCTTACACATTGGACCATTCTTGGGTCCATACAACCATTCCGCAAACGCCGTCTGGTCGCCTGGGATTTTCGTTACGGGACTGGATACAAACTGCCTGTCCATACCATTTCGCAAATACTTGGGTAACGCTGTTCGAGAACGCCCAGAATCATATGGAACGCGACCACTGGTGTAACTGTCAGCAAAGGGTTTTACAGTGGAATAGTAACACGCCTCTAGACGATTTGGGGCATCTGTGAAATCTGTGATGAGAACATTACCCATGGGGTTATCCTCAGTGGGTACCTGACATTCAGCCCCCTGAGCGCTCATACCATAAGTCTCTTTCACCATCTTAGACTTATAAAGAACATAGATGACACCGAGAACGGTTGCACCAAGTACAAAGACACGAGGGTCCCGTCGAATCAGGTAAATAATACAGCATACGTAAATAATAAAGCGAGACGCTGCGTTGACCCTATCTTCGGGGGTCTGTTCATTCGTCGGCCAAAACTGAGCAACCTGGTCGGCGCTAATAAGTTGCTGAGGTTCGTCAAACCAAGCCTTCATTTAGTATACATGGGGTTTATTTTTTTGGGAGGTTACCAAGCATGCCACCCATCATCTTCATGAGTGCATCTTGGTCAAACTGACCGTCACCAGACTGCATCTTATCCGCACAATCCTTGGCGATACCCTCAATCATTTTGAGGGTATCATCTGGAATCGAAGTGATAGTCGTGCCGAGCATATAGAGTGTCTGGAGGTACTGCCACGTCGCAGACTTGGTACCATCAGACATCCTCTCCCAATACTTCTTAATGTCGAGGTCCCTGAGGAAGTCAATTGTCTCAATCTCATTGAGAAGGAACGTCTCATCCTTCGCGGAAATCTTGTCGGCGTAAGGAGATACACCAGTCATGAAACCATCGACGACGAGACGAGGGTTAGTCGTCTTCAGCATGTCGAATGACGTCATCATCTTCTTGATACCTTTTTCCTCTGGAAAAGTCTTGTGCAATTCCACAAGAAATTGACCCATCATATCGTTAAACGCAGTAACGGATGCCATTTTCTTATTGTACTGATGTAATCTTTAAGTTTTAAAAGGGTTCACTCGAGATAGCCTCTTTCTGACCTATACCACCCGATACAATGAAAAACACGAGAATCGCGTTGAGTGCAGCGGGCTTGGTGTATTTATTGAGTTCGAGTTTTCCTTCATTGTTGAGATGCGCCTTGAGGTGAATGTACGCCGCGGTGATGGCTCCCGCAATAAGCGCAGCATACATGGGGTCACGCAGATAGTCGGAGAGTTCCATTTAATTATAACGGGGATTTTTTGTACGCTGCTCTGGTGCATCACCGAAAAGAA